CTTTTCGGGTGCCAACCGTCATTATCTACCCCCAGTTGGTAGGGCATGTTCGTATTTTTCTGCCCAGGCAATCTTTCTTTCTTTCTTTTTCAAGGCAAACGCCTAGTTCATCGCCAATTCCCAATCCGCACTATCCCACGAGTCATCTTCAATTGGGCGATTCGTAATATCCTGATACAACCAATCCATGGTATTCTTAGAAGTAATTGTTTCCCATGTTGGAAAGCCAGCCAATAATTGATCTGATGTTATCCCCATCTGACGCAACTTTTTCATATCATTAACAGACATACGCTTAACTATATCAGACATAATTTGGCCCGGAGCAACTTCACAAGTCCAGAGCAGCTCTTCATAGATCAAGGACAAACGGTCATAAGCATCCTTGTTTGAACCGTATGTCCCATAAGCATGTCCGACACATGACATTATTACATCAAGCTCATCACGCTGACGTGTTTCTCGACCCCACATTGCACGAACTATGAACTCCCTACTTTCACGAAAAGGGAGGAATGTCGCCTGATCCTTGTAACACGGATCCCCGGACTCCTTTAAGGGGTTTATGATATGCTGGTGTTTCAAGAATGTTAGGCCAGTGTCAGTGAGCCATCCATGGTATGTCTTAGAACAAAATGGGACTTGTGTTTTCAGATCTCGGACTACCACGGAGAAATAATCATTCATGAATTTTGCAAACGGGACTCCTCCAAAATACTGCTGAGCTAAAGGATCTCCACCAGGATTACCATTGTGGTCATCTCCATAAACTATGAAGCGTACAACATCATGTAATAGTTCCTCTAGTCTCTCTCGATGCTCTACCGGTGCATTGTGCATCGACCAGACACAGAACAGAAAGTAATACAGACCCATTATCCAAGAATCCATATGACTAGTACGATAGATCCCAGAGGGGACACCGCCTTTAATGACAGCCCAGATATCTCCAAACAAGTGAGTAACCCTCATAATCAAGTGTTTTGTTAACCATTTACTAAACATCTCAAAGATCGGAAAATCCGGGGACTTCGGATCAAAATAGGCAGTATCGAATCCTGAATACAAATTGATAAAGAATTCCAGTACGCTCTGATCAAAATTACTGACATCTCCTTCCCAACACCACTTTTCAAAGCAAGTTGCAAGGTCGATTCCGAGACACTGAGCTAGTCGATCTGACCCACCATGACACCACCTGTGGCCAATCTGTATCATCCAACCTCGTTCTTTGAGCATCCGATAGTGGGACGTAAGTTTTTCCACTAATACGTAGATTGAGGAAGGAATTATAAAAACGCGCAATTTCCCTCGCCACTTCGAATACTCTTCATCTGACATCTGCTTCACAAAGGAAAAAAAATTCTCATTTT